TAGGAACTCCATTATTCATATTAATAAAATAAGAACCTGAAAAACCTCTTTCAATATTACCTAAATGATACTCGCTTACTTTTTGATCTATTAACGCCCAGTTACACGCTGAACTATAGTCAGGTGTATAGTACATCTCCATATTTGGACTGTAAAGACCTGTGTATAGTATCTGACTTGGTGTGCTTTTGTCTAATGGGTTAAATGCTGCAACCTCTTGTGGTTTATTTCGTCTTACGTTACTCCAATCTGCACAGATATAGTATTTGTCTATTCTACCTAATTCGTTCGGTAAACCTACTCTAAGACGTTCTACAGGCACGTGGTATATTTCTGCTACCTGTCCTGACTTAGAGTATATAACATTAATAGCAAAACCACCTTGTAGCTTAAAATCAAAAGCACATTTTTTAATTACTTCGTGTAGTGTCTCTTTACTATTAGCGTTTTTAAAAAAGTTTTCTAGCTTTGCGTTTAACTCTACACTATCTATATCTTTTGCAGTTATGTCTTGTCCTGCAATCATTTGTGCAGTAGCGTTTATTATTGCCGAGTGAGTACCCGAATTGTAGTATAGATCAATAATAAAGTTTGGGTACAAATTTTTGTAGTCGTCTGTACCATACTCAATCCAATTTTTACCACGTGCTTCTTGTATTTGTGGTGCAGTACTGTATTCTAAATTTATATTAATTAAATTTTCCATTATAAACTAGCTAATCTATTATTTACTTTTGTTATAAAACCTGCAGTATCAAAACTAATGTCGTCATATATTTGTACTTCAAATAAACTACCTTCTAAATCGTTTGCGTCTACTGCTCTTACACCTAATGCGTCTATTAATAATGTACCTGTCTTTGTATTTGTGTCTGTTTGTTCAGTACCATTGAAAAATATTTTTATTAATCCCTCATCATTACGTGAAACTATTAAATTAAAATTTGTTGCGTCTTGTATTGTACCTGAATTTAAATCAAAGTCTTGTGCTGTGCTACCTGCTATTCTGACTGTTATTGTGTCGCTATCTTTAATTCTAATAAAATGTCCTGAAGTAGTATTGTCTCCTACAACAACGTCATTATTGAAAGGTGTTTCTAAATTCATTCTTACTGCTACTGTAAATTGTTCGTCTAGTGTTATGTTTGTAGCAGTTTGTAAACTTTCATTTACACCGTCAAAACTTACAGCTCCGTTTGATGCAGTATATTCAGGTTGTTCTGATGCTGTTGCCTGTAACATATCAAAGTTACCTGTTTGATCAGTCCAATTAGAAACGTTAGATATATCTGCACCACCTAAACTTTTAAATTTATAAAACGCTTTTATATTAGGGTGTGTTGCAGGATCAAATTCTGCTGAAACAGTAGAAGTTAAATTTTGCGAAAAAGCTAATTTCATTACAGAGTGTCGTTCTTGTATATTAAAGCTAAACCACTACTAATAGTTATTGCAGTAAAAGATAAAAATAAAGTTGTACCTGCACTATAAGTTTGGTGTAAGTTAGAATCTGTACCTGTAACGTTAGAACCTGTATCTAAATTAGTTACTACAGTATCTATAGGAAAAGAGACTGCATAACAATCTTTGCCTGTTACTGCTCCTGTTCCTGATACTACTATTTCTACTCCACCTTTTCCTAGCTGTTCTGATAATAATTCTTGTGTTGTGTCCATTTAATTTGTATATATATAATTTGTACTAGTTGTTTCTGTATATTGTGTATATTTAACCTGCTCACTACCTACTGTTTCGCTTACTAATAATTTGCCTTGTTCTACTAAACCTTTTACTGTGCCGTGTACACTACCTGTGTCATTTGCTACGTCTGTTTCACTAATAGGTGCTGTGTCTGCGTCTAGTGTGGGTACTGTACCATTAAAACTAACTTCATATAATTCGTATTTATGATAACCAAAAGGTTTAAAATTTATAGCACCTGTAAATACGTTTTCTGTTGTGTTATGTGTCAAAGTAAAATCTGTATATCTTTCTCTAATTGTCTGACTTTGTCCGTATGCGTATTTCACTGTGCCTGACAGATCGTTAGTTAGTTTTATTAAAAATCTAATCTGCGAACTTGGTACACTTGTATCTATTCTTTTGTCTTCTGTCGTGACATAAAACGTAGCTGTAGAACCGTAAGTAACGTGTTGCATACTATATAATAGAAAAACGTTTAATTTATTTTATAAACAAAAAAAAAGGTGGCAAAATACCACCCTTCTTTATTTATGAAAACATATATTATGTTGTAGTTACTGTTGCTGTAAACGCTGAATTGTCAAAAGGTACATTAGTGTAATCTGCGACAATACAAGCAGGGTAGCTTTCTTGTCCACTAAATGTAAGATCTGAACCTGACATATCACCTAGAGCTGCACCTGATGCGTTAGTACCTGTGTTAAGTTCTAAACCATTCTCTAAACCTAAAGCGAATATAACTCTTTTACCTGATGTGTTAATTTGATTCAATTCTACAAATACAATTAATTTATTTCTTGATAAAAGTTTTATTTCGTTTCTGTCTGCTATACTTAGTTTGTGTAGTTTAATATTTACTGACTGATCAAAGAATATTGTACCATTTTCTGTATTACCTGTGATAGTCTCTGTAAATGATGCTGTACCTCTAACTAACTCGTACTTAAATAGTTCTTGCCCTGTACCACTACCTGATAAATCTAAGTCTGTAATAGTACCTGATGCTGGTTCAATACCTGCACCTGCTGTGTTACCATTTATTCCTGCGTCTGCGTGCTGTACAAAGTATACTGCCTTTACACCACCTACGGTGTCTCTACAATCTAATTGTCTTCCTGTTGTTAATTCACAAGCCATATTTATTGTTTTAAGGCAGTTTAAGAGGGTTTTGACACCCTCTCTTACTGCAAGTTAATTATTAGTCTAATCTTACTATATCGCCACCTTGTGCGTGTTGCGTGCCACCTGTGAACTTCGCCACTACACGAATGTTATCGCTGCCGTCTAGGTCTCCCATATCGAGCATTTTTATCTCCGTATGATCCGAAACAAGGTCAGTCCCAAAGAAAAGATTTGACGCTTGTGCTGCACACATTTTGTTGTCTACCATACCTGGACAAACTGCAATCTTAATACCGTTGAACATTGGTCTGAAACCTTCGCCCATATTGTATAGTCTCTCGTAACCTGCTGCTGCTTGATTAGCTAAGTAAAGTCTGTAAGACGCTACTGACATATAGATATATAAGTCTTCTTTAGTGTATACTGCTGAAGGTATTGCGTCTACAAGTATGTTTAGGTTTTCGTCAATGTTACTATTTGTAAATGCTGTACCTGCACCACCTTGATTATCTGCCTCTACGATAGCTGTGTCATTCTCAAAGTGTCCGTTTGCTGCGTTCATAAATCCTGTAAACTCACCTGAATTTGCATCTAGTCCATTCCAAATGCTAGTCTCTACTGAATCTGCAATAGTAGATGACAAGTAAGACATTACAAAAGCTGCAAAGTCGTCACTCATTCCGTCATTGTGTCTACCTGCTTGCATTTGTGCTGCTTGCCAGTCTGCTAGTAAATCTTTTTTACAAAGATCAACGTTAATTTCTAATTGTTTTGGTGTTAATACTCTTTCAGTTAAAGTAAGTGTACCTGCGTCTGTAAAGTCACAAGTAGCGTCTTTAATAAGTCCTGAAGTAGCAACTTTAGTTATGTTTCTTTTGAACTTTACATTTTCTAGTACAGTCAAAAACTCTAAAGATTTTGATGACTTTAACGCTGCGCCAATATACTGACCTGCGTGGTCACCTGAATAATTTGATGTTATTGAAAAACTCATTTTGTTATTATTTAATTATTATTTATTTAAGTTATAATAAAACCTTTCTTTACTATTCATATTAGCATAAGGTTTTGTATTAAGTTTTGTTTCGTTGAATTTAGAAACTTCAACTGGTTTAGTTGCAGGTTCTTTAGATAATTCTACGATTTGTGAGTGTAATTCTTCGCTTTCAGTAATAAGCTCACCATTTAAGTCTTTCATTTCTTCAAGTTCTGCTGAAAGTCTTGACACGTCTGATCTTACTTCTTCTAAAAGTTCTTTAATTACTACACCTATTTCTTCAATAAGTGCGTTCTTGTCAAAGTTTTCGTTTTCTACTTCTTGTGTTTCCTCTGACATTTCTTCTTCTTCTACTGCTTCTACTTCTTCTTTTTCTTCTGTCTCTTCTTCTTCTTCTTCAGTTTCTTTTTTCTCCATTGATGCTACGATACCTTCTTTTTCTACCTTAAACTCTATTCCGTCTTCTGTTTCGTAAGTACCTACTGGTACAGGCATTGTGCTTCCGTCTTCTGCTAGTATCATTACTTCTACGCCTTCTGCAAGTTCATCTGCTTTTGAAACGACAATAGTACCGTCAATAAGTTTAGCTTGAAATTCTAGGTTTATTTCTTCTTCTTTGTCTAAACCTAATGCTGATAATATTTGTTTTTTTAAATCCATTTTTAAAGTCTTTAGTATATAATAGAATTATTTATTTGTTATTTGATTTTTATAAAGAAAGTAAACCACCAAGTTTAGCTCTACCTTGTGTTAAAGACCTAAAGTCATTAATTACTCTACCTGCTCTTTTATATGCAGGTATAGATTGCGCGTTAAATCCTAATTCTTTTGCTTGTCTTTGTAGGTCTTGTAAATATTTTTGTATTTGATCTACTCTTTGTTCTCCTTCAGCAGAATCATTTTGTACTCTATTTCTTAGTGATTTAAAAATTTGTGCATCTCCCTTTAAATCTTTAGTAATACCTTCTAAACTTTCTAAACTGTTTTCTAAATCGTCTATTAATGCTAATTCTATCTTTTCTACCTTTTCACCTTTTGCGTTAGATAGTATTGTGTTTAGTTTGTCTTCGTAATTTTTATACATAGTTATTAGATTTTTATATTTCTTATGTCACGTTCCAAATCTTTTTGTAGAAGTTCTGCGTCTTTAATTTGTTTCCTTAATTGCTTTGCACGTGCAGGCATATCAATACCTAATTCTTTTACGTCTGCTTCAAATTTGTTAAGTAATTTTTCTGCTTCTATTATTTGGTTATCCATATCACCTCTTACTAAAACAAAAGCTCTACTTAATTCATCACTTGCTCTATTTGTTGCGTCTATTATAGCATCTTTTAGTTTAAGTGCACGTAATATAATTTTTTCTATATCGTCTAATAATGCTAATTCTACTTTCTCTATACCTAACTTTACTTTTTTTATCTTACCCTCTTTTACTAACTCGTTGTATGCTTTTACTATTTCTTCGTCAGTAACTGTTTTGCTCATTTTTTCCATTTTGTCTACAAAGTAACCTTCTATTGACAAACCTTTTAGTTCACCTGCTTTTATCTTTTCCCATAAGTCATTGTTTTCTATTTTCATTTTGACAAACCACGTACCATTTGGTAGGTCGTAGCCATACATTTTAGACTTGTCCTGATCACCTTCTTTTATCCAACTTTCTACTGTTAGTACACCTGCTACTCTGTCTTGGTGTTGGTATGTAGCTTTGTGGTGGTTGTTGTATTTAAGGTATAACTCGCTAGCTTTTCTTACTGTGTCCGTAGAGAAATATACGTAATACTCTGAATCTGTATTAGGGTTGTATCTAAATATCTGTTTGTTAGGTATTAATGCAGGACTGATTAACATTCTTTTTTCTTCGTCAATCTTTGAAAATGTAAGATTGTGTTTGTCTTTTCCAAAAAATACAAAATCTACTTCTATTGCAGGACTTGTTACTAGACTTATTGCGTCTATAGATAGTTCTTCATTATCGTCACTTATTACAAGCTCTGTGATCTTGGTAAGTTTTTTCTTCATATTTATATAATAGATTTAAATTAGTTTTATTTGATTTTATATAGTTGCTCTACGTCTAATGTTTGCTAGTTTGTTTTGACTGTTTGTTATGTCGTCACTAACAACAAACGCTCTTGCAGGTTCAATATCAGGTGTAGCACCACCTAAAGTAAATGCACCACTTACCATTTGAGGTGCAGGTGCTTGTTGAGTAGCTGAAGGTACAGAACCACCACCACCACCACCACCAGGTACGTCTGTAGCAATTATCTTTCTTATGTTAGCTATACCACCTGCTATTACTGCTGCACCTGTTACAAATCCTGCTACACCACCCTGTGCAAACGCTTTGTTAGCACCTGCAAAAGTATCTATAGTTGCTTGTGCTATTGCTAGTGCTTTGTTTTCTCCTGCTAAGTCACCTAATGCACCTGCTAGTGAACTAAAAGCTGCTAACTCTGCTTCTTTACGTTCATTAGCTAAATCTATAATTTCTTGGTCTGCGTCTTTTTGTTCACGTTTTAGACTTATAGTATTTGTTAGTTGCTCACTTTCAAAACCTGTAATTTGTGCTATAATACCTTCACGCTCTGCTATTGCCTCATTTAGTGCTATTTGTAAGTCTACGTTTTCTTTGTTTTTGTCTAGTTCCTTCTGTGCTGCTTCTACTGCTATGTCTGCGTTAGCTAACATTGTTTCTTTTTGTTTTTCTAGTAATACACCTAAGTCTTCATTTGCTTTTATTCTTTCTTCAAATGTTAAACTTTCGTCATCTCTAATTTGTCGTAAACCTTCTGCTTGTGCATCAAATTGTTCCAATAAGATACGGTTTTGACTTATTGCTAATTTTGCTGACTTGTCTAGTTCAACGTTTGCTTTTGCTGCTTTGCCTGTTTCAGTAACAAATTTTTTAATTTTTTCAGTAACCTTAGTTATTGCGTTGTCCATTTGTGCAGTTTCTACTGTGTTACCTGTAACTGTTTCTTTAAGGTTACCTAGTGCAGTCTTTGCTGTTTCGCTAGCCTCTGCAAAATCACCTTTAAACGCTAGAAACAATGCTTTTCCTAAACCACCTACACCTTCTATAAGGTTTTTGATTCTTGTAATAATTTCTACTCCAAGTGTTCTACCAAATGTTAATGCGTTTTGTACTGCTTCACTACCAAAAAGTTTACTTATAAAACCTGTAGCTTTTCCTGTGTTTTGTGATAAAAAATTAAAAAACTTGTTAAATGTTATGTTAAGAAACTCTGTTGCTGTATTAAATATATCTACTACTTTTTGGTTTTGTCCTAATACATCTTGAAACACCTCAAATGCTTTATTTAGTATAAATACAATACCTGTTGCTTTTGCTAACGATCTAAAACCTACAGATAACTTTTTTATACCTGCCTCACCTTCTTTTGACGCTTTTGTCAAATCATTTGTTTCGTCTACTGCGTCAGAAAGATTGTCTGTTAGTTTCTCTACGTCTTTAGCTGCGTCATCTATATTACTATTGATTTTTAAATTAATTTCTTCTGCCATAATTAAAATGTTTGTAATGTTCTGTTAGTATATAAGTGTACACTTGAATACCAGTTAATATTAACGTTTGCAAGTCCTGTAACTTGTATGCTTATAAAAGGATCGGTAACTGCTACAAATCTAGGTGTTGTAACTATTGATAAACTACCGTCTGCTATTGTACTTATTGATTGAGTAAATGTAGGGTTAAATCCATTGTCTGTTTTACAAGCTCCAACTAATTTGTAATAAATATATTGTCCTGCTGTACCACTAGAACCACCTGTGCATAAAGCTATAATATGTGCTTCAAATCCTAATATAGAATTGTTTTGTATTTCTACTAAGTTTGTACCGTCATTTTGTGTAGTTAAATTTGTAGCATCTGTACCTGTAGTTTGTCCTGATAGTTGTGTAAATGACATTTGATTTGAACCAACTTCACTACCGTCATATAAACCACCACCTATTACTACCTCTCCATTGTGAAAAGATAAACCGTGTGTACCACCTATTATTGCTGAATCTTTTATTGAATTGTTTATTTGGTTGTTACTACCTGAAAGTAATACGTTTTGATTTACACCTTTTGTTCTATTTGATTGTCCTATAACTATACTGTTTTCTATACCTTGATCTGTTACGTTGTTAGTGCCTTTAGTAAGTAATTGTTGTTTTTGATTAATTTTATCTAAGTTTGTATTGTATGAAAAAGCTAAACAAATACCATTTTTTTTGTCGTACTTATAACCATATGCTTCGCAACTAATTTGATTTGGCAACACTTCTATACTGCCGTCTGTAAATATTACTTCACCTGTTGATAAAATTTTTTCTGGTTTTACTTTAAATCCGTTTTTAAAATCCATTAGCTTAATAGTATAAATTCAACTGTAGATAATTCTTCTGCTTTGTACTCTATTTTGTTTACCCTATATACTCTGTTTTTAATAGTAACTTTATCAAAAAAATTAAATGTGTTTATGTCTGAAGGTGTTAAGTAAACTTGTAACGTTAAAACTCTAGTGTCAGGGTGGTATAATTCAGTATAGTATTTTGACCAATATGTATTAAATAAATTATTAACTGGTATATTACCCATTGATGTCACTAAACCTGTTTCACCAAAATTATAATCTAATGTAGTATTTGTAGTAGGTATTTCAGATGTGTGAGAAAATTGTAAAAAAGTAGTTTGCGTGCTAAATCCTGTGTCACCATTTTGTGCAGGACTTTGATAGCTACCTGTAGTTATTGTTTTTACTCCTATGTCATAAAGTATTTTTGGTTCATTCGGGTAATCGCTATGCTCTTGGTTTGTGTCGTCACTTTTATATATAGACGGTATAGTTAATATGTTACTAAAACCTTGTATAGGTGGTCGCATAAAAGTCGGACTAAAAACCTCTGTCTCTATTGTTTCCTTATCTTTAATTAAATCGTATGATCTTTGTATAAATTCTTTTACTCCGTATTCTTTTTTTGTTAGTTTTTTGTACTGCTGCAATCCATAGTTATCGTCATCTGATTTGTAAGTAAAAACTGCTTCTTTTTTTAAGTTTTCAATAGGTTGTAATTTTGTTTCATTAACATCTATTTTGTCAGTCCAGTTTAACTCTTTTGCATCTATTGTACTAGTGTTACTTGCGTCTATAAATACATCATTATAAGGTTCTATAATTAAGTTATTAGGTGTGGTTTTATCTTCTAACACAACAAGATTAAACATCTTTCTAAATGAATTAAATAAATCAAATAATTTTATTTCACCTCTTTGTCTTGTCAGTAAATCATTTATTGAAGTGCCTGTTGAACTAAATGAAAAACTAGCTTGAAAATGATGCGCACCGTCATCAGGTCTTCCTTGTCTAATTTTGTTAGCGTTTTCTGCTTTGAATTGTAATTCTAAATAATCACCTGTTTGCATTAATATATTAGCTGTTCCCATTTCTGTCCTATTACCACCACTTGATCCAAATAATATACTGCCTATTGTAAAATCAGTTCTGTTAATTTCATCTTTTAAATTATTAGAGCTGTCAAAGTGTGCTACTCTAAAACTACCGTCTTGTGAACTTAAGGTAGACGTGTTTTGATGTCTTAAAAAGTAACGCAAATGTACAGAAACATTGTTACCTGGTGAGGTAAAACGATCTGTGCTTAAATTAAAATTAGTGCTAGTTCCAAAAACATTGCTGTCAAAATTACATTTTGTAAAACTAGTCTGAAAAAATTGATCGGAATTTGTGTTAAATTCAACAACTTCACGCCCAAGTGTATCTACACTAAAAACACCTTCACCCCAATTAAAGTCCATATACAATTCAGTAAAATCTGTACTATTCAAAAAATCACTTTCAAAAGTAAAATTTGCTTTACTAAATATAAGGTCTAATAAATACTTGCATTTTAAAAATGGTCTAAACCCTTGTTCTAAATTTTGTAGATTTAAAACAGTACCCGTAAGTGATAAATTACCTGTCCAGTCACAAAATGGGTATTTAATTACATCAGTAGTGTTTGTTCCTGCTGTTCCTGCAAGTGTTCCTGTAGGTAGATTATTTGATAAAATTAACCCACCTGTCCAACTATTAATTATGTTTGTTCTTGTGTAATCGTGTTCTAATTCAGCAAAATCTAAGTCTTGTATTGTTAGGTTTTCTAATTTATCTTTGAGCGTTATACTTTCGCTAAATACATTTACATTGTAAGATATTTCTTCTTCTTTTTCAATAATGTCATTTAATTGTAAATAACCCTCAAATACTGTAAAAGTATCTACTTTAACAACTGCTTTTGTTTTTACATAAGGGTTAAATACATAAGGGTTTAAAGTAAAATCATCATTTAGGGTTGATCTTGTTACTTCAAAAATTTCATTAAATATTTTGTTGTTTCTTTTCGTGCCTGGTAACATAAAGTCTTTTGAATAGCTTTTAGTTTGCTCTGCTATGTTTTTAAATTCATCTATACTAAGATTTAGAGGTATAGCTTCGTCTTCGTATAAATCACAAATTACTTGACCATTTTGAATATCTGTAAATGATACATTTGTTGTGTTAGGTTGTTCTTTTATACTTACACTATTTATACTTAATGTATCACTTTGTTGCCCTTTAAAAATCACAAATAAATCTACTTCGGTTTGGTTAGGGTTTGTAGTAAATGTAAATGTATGTACACCTGTTGTTTGTATTGTATTGTTTAAATCTACAACACCATTAGAAACAGTATCACGCCACATAACCTCTAATAAGAAAGAGTTACTTGGCACAGAGTGTATATCTACTTTAACTTCATAATCTATACCACCTGATAAATTTGTTAATCTTTGACCTATTGCACATAAACTAGTGCTTACACCACTACCACTATGACTTGTTAATTGAGCTCTGTTAGATGTTGTAAAAGACGGTGCTGTACAATTTGTTGTATGAATACCATTCCACCCACCTATTGCAAGTGTATTACCTGTTGCGTACCAAAATACAATATTTGAACCTGCTATTGTAAAAGCACTAAATCTACCTGAAATAAATTGATAATTAGCTACGTATTCTTGAAGGTTATAAAAAGACGTACTATTATAAACACCATTAAATGCTTGTGGGTAAAGTATTAATTGAGTATTACGCATTTTGAATAACTCTATTTTTACTACGTTCTATTTCTATAGTATACTGTAAAAGATTGTCATTTGCTCTAGTTTGTTTTGTATATGTGCTAGATGTTACTGTAACTGGTTGTACATATTTGTTTATGTAACCCTCGCTACCGTCTGTACTAAACTCATTTAATATATATACTTCAGGACTTGTAAACAGTTCTTCTAACCACGTACACTCGCTTTCTGTAACAAAATCTGAATTTAATACTAAACGTTCTTTTGATCTTGTTCTAAATGTTTTTTGTCCACCTTTAAAACCGTGTACTTTGTATTTACGTTCATTCCAAGTGCCTGATATTTGTTTGTAGCTTGTTCTTTGCGTTTCTACAGTTCTTACGTTACGTTTAGTAAACGAGTAGTAATCCCACGCACCTAGTCTGTTTAACCACGTCAATCGTATCTTTTCAAATCCTTTACAATCGTCATCTATTACGTTAAATATATATGATTGTCCAATACTATCTCCATTATCGTCTCTAGGTGTCACTTTATAAGATATTGCATTTAAATATGAACTAGCTAAACTTTGGTTTCTAAAGTTAGCCATACCACAACCAAAAAATATTAGTTTATTATTAGTTTCATCAACAAAACTTCGTTTACCACCATTTGCAGGTACATTATCGTAAGTTTGTGTTGATGCTATTTGAGTGCCTTGTGCGTTTAATTCTGGGTAAAATCTTACTTGTATATCTTGTATTTGACTTGATGTAGCACCTGTACCACCTATAGAAAAGTCTAAATCATAGTCACTAAAAAACGCTAGTGTGTGATAATCATTTGTACCTATATCTATAGTAGTAGGGCAGTTAGTAAGAAATTTAGCGTCTGTGTCGTTCATTATATAATTGTTAGCGTCAAGGTTATAACCATAGTTACCACTTGAATCTAATGCTATAATGTCTTCTTCTTGTAATGTACCATTATATATATAATACACGTCAGTTGTCGCTGAAATAGTAGGATCAACACTAACGGTAGAACCTACACTATCACTATACTGAATTTTAAATGTTATTTCTAAAAATCTAACACTATTTTTATTTGTTGCAAATTTATCTATAGTGTGTATGCTGTGTGGTGTTTCATCTGTAAATAAAGTACCTTTAAATGAACTAGCGTTATTAGGGTTTGCACTACCTACTATACCACCTAAATTATCAGAGCTCACATAACTTTCTACAACTTTACTGAAATCAAATATTCCTACACCTGCGTTATTTGGTGTTACTTTAAATGTACCGATCAGATCACTTGCAGTAATTGTTTGGTTGCTTATTGATACTTCTGCTATATATTTAACGTTTGCCTTTGTACTAATTATTACCGTGTCTTCAACTGCAAAAACTATTTCAGAGTATGCAGGTACTAGTCTATATTTTGGTTTTTGTATTATATTCATTTTATTACTGCTATATTGTCTTTAAAGTCTTCTTTAAATGCTAACGCTAACTCACGTGGCATATCTTTTAGTGCTAGTCTAACTGGTGTTGTAAAGAAACTTATACCTTGTATACCGAGTGACTTAATCTTACGTGCTATCAAATACTGTAAACTTTTTCTACTCATAAATCTACCTTTTTCGTCACGTGGTGCTATACCTCTTCTTACTATCCATTTGTCTAATGCGCTTGCAGGTGGTTGTAAGTTCTTATATCTAAAAGGACTTTGCCTTCGTGTGTTGTTTATGTCCTTAAAGTATCGTCTTTTGTTTGTACCACTTACACCTTTGTCCATAAACTTACCGTGATCAGCCATAGTAAATTGTATTGTAAAACCTTCTGCTGTTTTAAGAACCTTGTACTTAATAGAACCAAGTAAACTACCTGAAACTACTTTGTCACCTTGTTTTAGGTTGTTCTTAGCTTGTCTTACAATCTTACGACCTACTGACTTTAAATAGTTTTCTACGTTACGCACCTGCTGCAAATACTTCTAGTTTGACTGCGTTAGAGCTACTATCTACTAATATGCTTTCTAAATCGTGTAAAGTAGTGTTTATACCTGCACCTGAATCGTTTACCGAAATAGAATCGTGTGGTGTTCCCATCATAAATGACTTACCTGCTTCTAAAAGTATAGTAGCACTTTCGTCTGCTGCACTATCATTTTCTGCTGAATCTATTTGTAAAGATAAGTTTACACTATTAGTAGAATCTAAATTAGTTACTCTAATATATTTAGTGTCTTCAATATCTAAAGCACTATCTGATGCTGCTACAAAACTTTTTGCTAATAATACTGTCGTATCTCCACCTGCAGGTATTGTTACTATACGTTCTAAAACGTGTTCTATACCTGTTATTGTTAATTGATTTGTAGAACCTCTAACTGAACCGTTAAGGGTTACACTTTCTGTTAATGTTACTGTTAAATTTGCCATATTAATTATTTATTTTTTTGTACTTTTTGGGTGTTTCTTAGGTAGTAAATCGTAGTCAGTAGTATATTTAGGGTTTTGTGGTCTACCATTCTTTACTAAATATAAATATGCGTTTACTCTTGCAAAAGCCCAACGAGAAGGTGATTTTATACGTGGACTATGTGACGTGTTGAACGCACCTAGACCTCTTTGAAATACTGCCTTTAGCTGTCCTACTGTTACTCCGTAACCTAATTTCTTCTTATATCTCTCATTAAAGTCATCTGACTTTTTTTGTAATGTCTTTAAATCTGCTTTGCTTACTTTAGCACCTCTGCTTGTGCTTGCGTCACCTTTTGCTGTACCCTTACCTTTTGGTCTTGGGTTAGGTGTGTCTGACTTAGGTGCTTTAGGACTTTTTCTTACCCCACCTCGTTCACCTATTTCTGCAAGTTTTTGGTCAATTTGCTCTAGTTTTCTTATTGCCCACTCTACACCCTCTGTGCCACCCCACGCATCATACATTATACCACCACAACCTTCGTCATAAGGTACGTCTTTGTTTTGTTGGTGTCTTTTAAAACTAGCCATACGTGCTATAGTTTCTCTACTTATCTTTTCTCTACGTGCTAATTGTCCTGCACGTGTCCAACCTACTCGTGTGCCACAAGTTGTGCCTTTTTCTTCTTTGTATTTAATTGCTCTTTTAGCGTTATTGCTAGCTGCTTTTGGGTAATCGTTATAAGTCTCTAATTTAACAACGATTGCACGCAGCTTTGTCATTACAGTTGCATATTTCATAGCTAATTTTTGGTGGTATTAATGTTATTGTAAGTTTTCCTATTCTAAATTTTATCATTTTCCTATTTGTGTTGTGGGTTGAGGTATATTGCAGCTTTCAAAACTTTGTTCTACTATAACTGGTAAATTAAATACCCACCCTGTTACTGAATTATCAAATCTCTCTGTGAAGGGTTCAAGCGTAAAACTATCGTCTACAAAATATTGTGGTATATCTCCGTGACTAGCTTCGTAGTGATTAAGACTTTTACCGTGCTTAAATGTGCTTATAATATCTGTACACATACTTAGACAGTCGCTTAACACTTCTTGTTCGTTGCTTTCGTCAGGTTCTACTAAATCCATTACAAATATTTGAAAGTTAAATGTAAACTGTGATTTACTAGCTGTGACGTTTACTGGGTTAATGTGCATTAGAGGAAACAAAGTGTTTTTCTCTAAGTCTATTTCAAATATGTCTCCTGATGTTACAGTCTTGATCTGAAAATGATTGTTACCCAGTTGCTCTAATGTGTCTACTAAATTATTATACGTCTTGTCGTTTACCATAATTTGTGTTTTGTGTTGTGTTTAAGTCTGTTTCGTAACTTAACCACGTTAGACATTCATATAAACTAAGTTTTGTAATCCTGTCTAAATTTACTATTTCACCATTTGTTAGTCTATACATTACGCCAAACCAACCCCACTTCTTTGCGAATTGTTCATCAACTGTTGCCTCGCCTTCTCTAACTTGTCCGTTAAATACAACTGCAAAATTTTTAATAGTTCGCTTGCGAAAATCCAAAAAAAAACCAACGCTTGCTGAACTTCTTGTGCTTTCATTTCTAAAAACTTTCTAGCTCTAAGTCTCATTGTACTACTGTCGTACGCTTCTATAGAATAATACTTACCTTCTGTTTGTGTAATAGGTCTGTATAATATTGCTACTATGTTAGGCATATTCTTTTCAATACCACCTTTTATGTAGTGTTCTATGTCTGCGTATTCGCCTAAAGTTATACGTTCTAAGTCAGGTATAAAACCATACTGATCGTTACCTACTTTTATGACTTGTTTAAATTTACTTTTTTTACTAGTCTGTAGTTTAGCAATTACTCTTAAAACTTTTGTTACGTCTTCTAAAGTCAGTTGGTTTATTAATTCTTTAGGCATATCTGTCATTAGGTTTATCATATCCTGTGACTTTTCTATTTCGCCTTTGTTTTCTGACTGAATCAGTTTTACCCAAGTTTCTAAAGTTACATCACTCCAATTTTTAATAGTAAATTTATGCTGTTTGTCGTCTTTAGTAACTTTAATTCGCATAATATATAATAGAAAATTAGTTTATTTAGTTTAAAAATGTATATTTGTTAATCTTGTTTCCCTATAAGGGTTGTCTATACTCCATATTCTTTTTAGGCAGCCCTTTTTTATTGTATAAAGTATTTACCTGCGTTAGGGTTGTCTAAATGATAAATAACGTTATAGCGTATAGAATCAAGACTGTGGTTGTAATTGTCTACATATAATTTTGAACCTTTGTCTGCGTATACATAGTTGTTAAGCTCTTTGACTATATTGACACTTTCAGGACTAACTACTATCTCAAAGTCTTGCATACGTGTTACACCACTTTCTATTGTACCTTTTTTTACAGGTCTTATATTTACTCCTTTGTGTCTTAGGTCTTCTATTAGTCTAGGTTCTGCACTATCTGCTACAATAAGTTTGTTACCTACTCTGTCAAGTATAATCTTTGCAAGCTCGTGTGTCTTCAATCCGTTTTTATAAATGTGTTCGTGTACGTATAACTTGTTCTTTGTTTTGTCAATAGCCACTTCTGTTAAGCTGTCAGGATCAACAGAAAACCCAAAGTCCATACCACAAGAGGTTTGTAAGTTGTCAGGGTTAAATTTACCTATTGACCAGTTTTCAAATACTACACCTTCTGCTTTATCTAACCACCCACCTAATATATTATGATTGTATTTCTTAATATTGTTTTTGCGTATAGCTTGTATACGATCTAAAAAACTTTGTGATAGGTTTTGTTTATTGTCTCTATAAGTTGTGTGTATATAACAAATATTGTCTTTGATACCGTTATAACCAGGTGGTACACCTCTTTCTTCAAAGAATCGTTTATATATCCAATGCTCTTTTGTAACTGGGTTTAGTACTAATATAATTCTATTTTGTACTTTCTTTTCTCGTATACTTAAATCTATAGTGTCAAATGTACTTTCGTCTATTAATTCTTCTGCCTCGTCAAGCACCCAACAAGATATACCTTGTAAACTCTTTAGACTTGCAGTTTGATTACCTGCTGACGTTTTTATACCTCTAAAAAGTATGTCACTACCATTTGCTAAGTTTAATACTTCTGACTTGTTTATGTCAAATATATTCTCAAATCCTAGTAAACTAATCTTTTCTAAAAATTCAGGTATTATAGATAGGTGTGCTGAAACCATTGTATAACGTGTAAACAGTACCCTTATGTTTTGTGACATAGTAAGTAGGGTAAGAAATACTGTTACTGCAAAAGACTTACCTGAACCTCTACCACCTGTTATTATATAGTACCTGCAGTCTGATTCAAATAGTTTTTGATATTTATTGTTCAGTTCCAGAATCTACAAAGTTTATTAACGGTAAGTGTAAACTATCGTCATTTGTAGTTACGTCTACTCTTTGTTGTGGTTTACCGTAAAAGTATTCAAAGTATAATTTAACTGACCATTGTTCTTTTTTCTCTAAACCTTCTTGTAGAGCTTTTAGTGCTAAGTCATTGAAAGGTGTTAGTTTTTGTATTAACTTTTGCTCTTCTGCTTTTGGTTTGCGACCTGCGCCTTTTCTTTTACCACCGTGTGTGTTCATTTTGAAATAATTTGATTAATCAAGTCTATATTATATAAGAGAAACTACTTGAATTCATTTGGTGGCATTAATATTACACCTAAGTCATTTTGCGCCCAAATACGTACTTCTTCACAATATAAAGTAAAGTCTTCTGTTGTTAAGTTACTACTACGATCAGGTATAAACATATTTTTTAAATGTTCGTGCATTTCGTATTTGTGATACCCTGTGTGGTCACATAGTGGTTTAACAATACACTTCCAGTAGTATTTATTTTGTTGATGTGTTCTTGTCATATAGCTCTAAACGTTCTAATTCAAATCGTAGGTGTTCACGTGCTTTTTCTATACACTCTTTTGATGTTTCGTGTTTTCTGTTTGCTCTTAATAGATAAGTTACTGCTGTGCCTATATTATAGTTAAGTTCGTAGTCCTCTATTATTTTTCGTGCTTCGTAGCCGTGTATTTTGCCTATGTAATAATCAGGTATTTTTTTTGTCATCTTTTCTGTCTCTATATAACGCACCTGTTATTGTTTTGTGTGGTTCTATCTTGTCGGTCTTTTCGCTTATCTTTTCATTTTCGTTTTTCTCAATTAAGATCTCTATCATAACAACACCTATAATTAATATAAAAGCAATTCCTATAATAAGTAAAAAAAATAGTATCATACTAAAGAATATTTACTAAAAGATACTGGTTCGTTATATCTATTTTTAGAGCTGACAAACTCACTTCTTATGTTATACCCTTCGTCTTTAAGTTCGCATATCCTTGAAGTTAGTCTCATTATTCCGTATTCTTTCATAGCTTCTAATGCTGTTATACTCCCTTTGTCGTTTAGGTGTCTTATTATTCTGTCTTTTTGTGTTAATGTTTTCATTTTTATTTATTTAATTTTTCGTAAAGTGATTTTATTCCTTTCCACATAGTATGTAAACACGATCCACAATTAGTTGTGGGTTTATATTTAGTTTTATATATAGTGTTATACAATTCAACAAATCTTTTTTTAGTTTCAACGTCAGGTGCTTGACCGTCTTTTATTTTTTCCCATACACATAGTATTTCTTGTTTTAAATGCATTGGTATTTCAGGTTCGCCTACCTTGTCAGTAGCTAACCATTTATCCAAAGGACATTTACACATACTAATATTAGCTTTTATACGCATAAAACAACCACATACTTTACAGCTACCTGTTAATTTAAAAAATTTGTCACAGGTTTTGCATATAGACATACGTTCATCATAAACTTCTTTAGCTACAAAAAATTTATTCATTTAAATTTTCTTTTAGTTGTTTTCGTACTTTACTAATAGTTGTATGTATGCTGTTTCTACTTATACCTGTTTTTTCAGCTAAACTATCTAGTGTGTTATTTTCATAATAGTATAATTTAAAAAGTTCAGCA